CATGTCGAGATGGATATTCCCTGGGACAAGCCGGTCCCGAAGAACAAGATCAAGCAGGTCGTCGAATACTGCAAGAACGACGTCAACGCCCTCGAGGTAGTCTGGAACCACTGCCAGCAGGACTTCATCGCCCGGCAGATCCTGGCGGACCTCAGCGGCCTCACCGTCAATCACTCGACTCGCACGCACGTCATGCGCATCCTGTTCGGCAACGAGCGGAACCCGCAGCGGTCGTTTGTGTACACCGACCTGTCGAAGATGTTCCCGGGCTACAAGTTCGACGAGTACGCCAAGGTCGACAAGAGCACCTACCGGGGTGAGGTCGTCGGCGAGGGTGGCTACGTCTACGCGGAACCGGGCATGTACGAGAACGTCGCTCTCCTGGACGTCGCCTCGATGCACCCGACTTCGATCGTGAAGCTGAACCTGTTCGGCCCCTACACGGCGAAGTACTCCGCGATCCTCGAAGCCCGTCTCTCCATCAAGGAGGGCGACTACGAGTACGCCAAGGGTCTCCTGGAGGGCAAGCTCCGCCCGCATATCGAGGAGATTCAGAAGATCGAGGACCCGAAGGAGCGCAAGAAGGCCTTCAAGAACCTCGAGCAGTCGCTGAAGCTGGTGGCGAACTCGACCTACGGCTACACGTCGGCGAAGTTCGACAACCCGGCTAGAGACCCGCGCAACAAGGACAACATCGTCGCCAAGCGCGGTGCGCTCTTCATGATCGACCTGAAGCACGCGCTCCAGGAGAAGGGCGTCACGGTTGCCCACATCAAGACCGACTCGGTCAAGATCCCGGGGGCCACTCCGGAGATCATTCAGTTCGTGAAGGACTTCGGTGCCAAGTACGGCTACGAGTTCAAGCACGAGTCCACCTACAAGAAGATGTGCCTCGTCAACGACGCCGTGTACATCGCCTACGTCGGATGGGCGCCGGAGGGCGACCCGGTCGGCTACTGGTCGGCTACTGGCGCGGAGTTCAAGCACCCATACGTCTTCAAGAAGTTGTTCACCGGCGAGCCGATCTACTTCAAGGATCTGTGTGAGACCAAGCAGGTCAAGGAGGGTGCCATGTACCTCCGGTTCAACGGGGCCGTGAAGGAGATCGGGGAGCCTAAGGACGAGGCGCTCACGACGGAGACTCCCGAGGACGAGGACACGCACGTCGGCCGGTCCGGCATGTTCGTCCCGATCAACCCGGATCAGGACGTCGTCAAGGGTGGGGAGCTTCTTCGTATCAAGGACGGCAAGGAGTTCGCGGTCAGCGGTACCAAGGGATATTCCTGGCTGGAGGCGGAGGCCATCCGTCTGCTGTATCCCGAAGCCGTCGACCGGATGGTGTTCGAGAACCTGGACGACGCCGTCTCGGGTACCGGGTCCATCGCGGACATCATCGACGTGGCGTACTACAACCAGGTCGCCGAGGAGGCGTACCAGTCCATCGCTCAGTTCGGCAACGCCGATGAGTTCTGCTCGGTCTGAGTGAGCAACAGAGCACAACCCATCGACTCGGCGGAGGAGTTCGATCCGTATTCCTTCGCCGAGCGGTGGTACCACGACACATGGCCCATATTCGATCCGATCGGCTTCAGTAGATACGTAGGTGCCCTGAAGACGCTCGGCCAATTGGATGTAGAGGAGGGGTGATGGCCCCCAGGAACGTATTCGAGTCGGGCGAAGAGAACTTCGTGGCGCATGAGGACCTGATGCATCGGGTTCGTGTCATCCTCGACGACCTGTTCGGGATGCCGCAGAGCGAGGCCCAGGAGCTCATCGACGAGCTGCGGGACGCCGGTATCGGATTCGTGGAGCTCAACTGATGCCCATCCACTATCCTGACCCGCCGGGGTACGTGCCGGACGTCATGACCAGGGTCCACAGGATCTTGGAGGATTCCGGTCTGGATGACTCCGAAGTACACAACGTCATGCTCGAGATGCTGGAGGACGGCGTTCGGTTCCGCGAGCGTGGCGACCACCTCGACGGCAGTGACGCCAAGACCATCCTCAGCATCGTATTCCAGTGGATGGACGAGCAGAACGGCCCGCTTCCGGATCACACGGAGTTGCTCCATCGGCTTCGGAGTTCCGGATATTGCGGCTGCACCACAAGGTACGGATGCGTGGCTTGCGGAGGGGCGAAGGACTGATGGACGAGATCTACTCGGACGAACTGGACGAGGCTGAGAACCTGGAGGTCACACACCTCCTGGCGAACGCATCGGACATCGAGATCTGCAAGGCCGCCGATCAGGGCGACGCTGCAGCGGACTTCATTTTCCACTCCGTGTGGGACGCGGAGAGGCGAAAGGCCGCAGCCGCCGAGGTCGACAAGCAGTGGGAAGATCAGTGGGAGTGACTGCATATTGCGTATCGGGCCAGCACTTCTGTTCCAATAAGGAATGTCCAAACTCGTTCCCAACCACAAGCACGGAACCATAGACGCTCACCAAAGAGGGTGGTTCCTCCAGAGGAACGGCGATGCCTGGTGTCCCGATCATATTCCCGACTGGGTCGTCGAGTGGCGATCCAAGAAGAGCAAGGAGAAGGACTGATGAAGTTCTGTGACGCGATGGATTTCAAAGACAGTCAGCTCTGGTGCGAAACACACAACCTACCTGCGACATATCTAGCCGACAACGGCGACGACTACGTGTGTGAAGCTTATGCCATATTCGCAGGTAGCCAGAGTCTGAACCGGCACAAGGTCGAGATGTCGGACCTTCGGAGGGCTTTTGAATTCATCTTCGACAAGCTCATCAAGGCCGACAACGAAGTAGAAGAGATCGTCATCGACGAAGTGAAGAAGATCTTTGCTTCATACGAGGAGGACTGATGGCTTACACCAGCCACGGCCACGAGATCGCCGGATCGCCGGTGGAGAAGGGCCCCAAGCCGGACGCCACACTTTGCGGTGGTCTGAAGGTCTGCCCCAGGTGTCGGGCGGAGGTCAAGGAGTTCCACGACCTCTACAACGTCTCGGTCACCCCGAAGGAGACGGTCGTTCCGATGAACGTCCCGGACGACTTCGTGGCCCAGGCGAAGCGGCTGCTGATCGACTACGTGGACTCGCACTACTCCACGGAGTTCGAGAAGCCCGTGTTCGAGGTCTACGTCGTCTGGTTCGTCAAGGTCCTGCAGCACTGGAAGGCGCTCGTCGCCACCGACCGGCCCGACGGCAAGTACTACGAGATCACCTTCAACGGTGACCGTAACGAGGCCTACATCGACGAGTACCAGAAGACCAAGAACACCACCGTCAAGATCTGACCGAGGGGGATATTCCACCATGGCCGCACTGCGCAGAACCAAGATCGTCGGCGAGATCCCGATCATCAACAGGCTCGAGGGTACCGAGGAGGAAGGTCAGGTCGTAGGCACGGGCATAGTGGAGGAACTCCCCTGCGGAGACCAGATCGTCCACATGAACCTCCGCGGTAAGACGGCCGATATTCTCCGCCGGGGCTTTTCGCTGGGGGACGTCTCGCTGTACCAGTCGGAGGAGTGATCGACATGGGTTGGATTCGGCGAATGCTTTATCGAAAGGGATTCCGTCCCAAGCGAGGGTCGATATTCTATTCGCCCTCGCAAGCCTACATTTACGCCTACCTCGACTCTCGGTCTCCCGGTGCGGTCGTGAGGTACAAGCGTCGATGAGAGTCCTGGTAACAGGTAGTCGGGACTGGACGGACAAGTCACTTGTCTTCGAAGAGCTCGACTGGCTGTTCGAGACATATTTCCTCGAGAGTGACGAAGACGAATTCGTTGTTGTTCACGGGGCTTGCCCTACCGGGGCTGATTCTCATGCTGATGAGTGGGCGCGAGTGCGAGGCTCTGTACTCCCCCATCTCATCGGCGTCGAGCGTCACCCGGCAGACTGGAACGGTCCGCGCAAGAGAGGTGCTGGCTTCGCTCGGAATGCGGAGATGGTAAAGCTCGGCGCGGACCGTTGCCTTGCGTTCATTCACAACGAATCGAACGGTGCAACACACTGCAGTGAACTGGCCGAGAAGGCCAGTATCAACACCCAGATATTTAGGAGCAAGAGCAACATGAGCCAACTGGTTCGCAGGGTCGACGACGAGATCACGCTGGAGGGAGCCCGGATCATCTACCGGAACTTCGCCGGTAACGAGGGTATGTACAACGCGAAGGGCTACCGCAACTTCCACGTGGTCCTCGACCCGGTCCAGGGCGAGGCCATGCTGGCCGCCGGGTGGAACGTCAAGGTCAAGCCGCCGCGCGAGGAGGGCGAGCTGCCCTTCTACCACCTCAAGGTCAACGTCAAGTTCGACGGCCCGCGTCCGCCCCGGATCTTCCTGGTCACCATGTCGACCAACAGCCGCACCCAGATCGAGGAGGACCTCGTCGGGATGATGGACTGGGGCGAGTTCGACAACATCGACCTCAAGATCAGCCCGTACAACTACAACATCGGCGGCAAGCAGGGCGTCAGCGCGTACCTGAAGTCGATGTTCGCCATCCTCCACGAGGACGACCTCGACAAGAAGTACGCCCACATCCCGATCGAGGGTGCACCGCCGCAGATCCCCCTCGAGGGTGGCGTTCGTGCCCTGGAGGCTCCGGACGGGGCCGAGGTCGTCACGGACTCCGGGTGGGTCTTCGACGACGAGAAGGTGCTGTCCCGGTGATCGCATTCGCCATCGGAACGGCTTTCGGTTTCATCATGGCTCTTGTCGGAATCACAACCGGCATCGCCATATCACAGATCAAGAAGGAGAACTCGAAGTGAACATACTGACCTTCGTCGTCCTCATGTGGGTCGCGGTCGTAGCCGTGGCCTGGTGCGTCGACAACGGAACGGACATCCTCGCCCGGCGCAAGGCGGAGAAGAAGCGCAAGGAGGCCGAGCAGAAGGTCCACGAGGCGCGGCTCACCTACGCCATCGCCAAGATCAACCACGCCCGCCTGGCCCTTCGGGAGAACCCCACCGGCACCCACCGGCTCAACAAGGTCGCCTGACATGGAGACCTTCATATCCGACTTCAATTGGCTCTGGACTTATTTGGTCATCATCGGAGCTTCTCTCGTCGTGCTGGGGATCTTGAAGGTGGTCGACGAGGTTCGTCTTCTGGTAGAGCGTCGTAGATACCGTCGCGCACGTCTGGAAAGGGGAGGATCAGGTTGGGAAAAAACCTCGAGGAGTGGCAGAACGACCTAAAGAAACTCTGGGAAGAAGCTGATATTCCCAACGAGATCTCGTTCCACGAGTACCTGGATTACGAGCTCATGAAGGGATTCAGCCAGGACGCCACCGGAGTCATGTGGTCTCTGTTCTTCTACTTCGACAACGTCCCATGGAAGCCGCTGACGCCTCGCGAACTCCTCCAGTTCTGGGGCGTTCTCACTGAAGAGGAGCGTCTTTCAATCATGCTTGATTTCTCCTAGAATGGAGATCTGATGACCGAGATCGGGACCACCGAGGTCTTCCGCAAGACATGGTCGGCACGAGCTGTTCAGGTGACCGACGAGAACATCGAGGCCGTCGCCAGGTGGTGCGGTGGCGATATCCGCATGTACCACACGAGCGAACTCGGCGTCATGGGTCGGCGAATAGACCTCATCGTCCACGGCTTCAAGGGTGTGACGAACGTCGACCGGGCGTACATCGGCGACTGGATCGTCTTCGCGCCGAAGGACTCCTCCTTCATGGTCTACAAGACCAAGGCCTACAGGGCCACGTTCGAGACCCGCGAGGAGAAGGTCCACCGGGAGGCCATGACGGAACCCGAGGTCGCTGCCCGGAACCACCAGGTGCTGCAGCTCGTGAAGCGGGCGATGACCGAGCAGGACCTGGCGACGTACTACAGCAAGGGATCGGACGAGACCAAGGGGACGGCCGAGGCCATCACCGAGGAGATCCTCAAGCTGTTCATCTGAGCACCAGTCCTGTGGGCGGAAGACGCTAAAAGCCGCCCACCCACATACTTTCATATTCGGAGCCGAGCTATGTCAGCGCCTAGACGGGTTCCACGAGGTAGGTTCTGGGGCTTCTCTGACGGCATATTTCCGGAGGAGACCTCAAGAGGGGAGAGAATCGTAGTGGACACCGTACTGAACGAGTTCATGCGCCCCGTATTTCCCGGGGAGCCGGACGAGGTGCGACGCAGGCTCAGGTCGCCATACCCCGAGCCGTGGAAGTTCGTCTTGGTCGGAGAGACCAAACAGGTTGTCACCATTTCCGAGTACCTCTACCAGGAGAAGTGGGAGACGGCCGTCGGCATGGTCAAGGAGCTCCTTCGCAAGAAGGACCTTGCCATCTACAAGCGAGACCCTGCCAGGCTCGAGGCGTATATCGAGCGAACCACCCGGAAGATCCTCGACATGGGTAAGGACGACTGATGAGTGAGACCAAGATGCCCAACTGGCACTCCGTTCTCGACAAGAACAAGGAGGTGCTGTACACCGGCTCGCCGTTCGAGACGTCCCTGTGGCTCGAGGGGGTCACCGACTTCGAGGCGGCCAACATCCACTGGGTCCGCATCACCAAGACCGGCGAGGTCATGAGCATCAAGGACTACATGGACGGCGCCAAGCCGAAGCAGCACAACGTCGGCGACGTCATCCAGGAGGAGATCGCCAAGCAGGTGGAGGGACGACTCCGCCGGATCGTCCGTGAGGAGCTCAAGAGCCTCCTGGAGTCCATGGGGAAGACGGCCTACAACGCCGATGGGTACGAGACCGGGGAGCTGGAGAGCGCCGGTCTGAGGGCCATCCGTACGGTGGTCGAGGCCGAGGCCTACTACATGCCCCACGCCTGGGACTGCCCGAAGCGAGTGGGCAACTGGGACCGCGAGGGTCGCGCCACCAAGTGCAACTGCGGAGTCGGGGAGGAAGACTGATGAGCGACCGCAAGATGGCCTTGGGCGATATCCTGAGTCCGGAGGGTCTTCGTAAGCGAGAGGCAGGACTGCCGCACATCACTCCGGAGCAAATCGAGAACCTCAGGACCCTCCTGGAGGACGACGTCTCACTCTACGACGAGTTCCACACCCTGGTTCTCTGCGGCCTGGAGGAGTACGGAAGCGGCGGGGCGGACCGCCACGAGGTCGCCGAGAAGATCACGACCTGCCTCCTGCTCGTCGTGAAGGGGGCTCTCTGATGGTGGACGAGGACCCGACGCCGTCCTCGATAAGACCGAGTCCTGACCCATATTCCATAGAGGGGGAACCAATGAGCGAGGGTGAGATCCAGCGTCTGGGTGCGTTCATGAACGGCCCGGACCTCCCGACGTACGCCCGCATGATCACGTTCTTCAGCTTGCAGGGTAAGTACCTGCACCCCCGGGAGATCGAACACTTCCGGAACTCCATGACCGAGGAGGAGTGGGTCGAGTTCAAGGTCGAGTTCTGGAACTACATGTTCGACCTGAGCGAGAGCGAATACCAGGAGATCCGGAGCATCCTGGACGTCAAGAACGAAATCCTCGCTTAGTCCTAGGAAGGCTCAACCATATTTGAATGGAGGTGATTGCGTCATGAAGACGCGCTTATTATGTATTCTCCGTCCTTTCGGGGTCGGGGAAGGAGTGTGAGGCAGGGGTAGGGGTCTTCGGGCCTCTGCCCCTGTAACACAAGCAGTCTATTTTTCACTCGTACCATCAGCTCCACAGCAAGGAGTACCACCATGAGCAACACCCCGTTCTTCGATGCGCTCATCGCTGAGTACGGCGCGAAGGGTAGCGAGATCCTCAAGACCATGTCCACGCCTTTCCTGGCGCCGGTGAAGGCGCCGCTGCCCAAGCGGTCCGTGGCCCAGCTCATCCAGGTCCCCGAGCCCGACCCGGAGTTCGCCAAGCAGCTCCAGGAGTTCATCCAGACGATGCCGATGCAGATTCTGGAGGGTACCCCTGCCGGGTCCTTCATCAAGTCCATGGATGTCGTCAAGGACGACGACACTGGCGAGCTCATGCTCGAGGCCGAGGTGATGGTCCCTCCGGTCCAGACGGTCAAGGAGGACGTTGCAGACACCGTTGCGATGCTCAACGGGATGCGTCCCAAGCTGGCATGGGTCGACGAGTGGCAGTCGGGCGACCCAGACGAGGACGAGATTTACATTGCTCCCGTCAAGCCCATCGCCTTCGAGCGTGTGCAGTCCGAACTCAAGACCGACATGGTCGCTGAGGACGTCCGCCAGCGTCAGTTGGCCCTCTACCACCACGGTGTCATGGAAGGCCGTGAGAAGGCCGCACAGCTCCACGACGACCGCTTCGTGCCGCCCATGTCGGAGAAGACCATGCCTTCTTGGATAGCCGACGAGATCCGGGAGAGCAACGAGTCTCTGAGCGACCCGGAGATGATAGACCCCGATGAGTTCAACCCAGTGCCGCCCTACATAGCGATCGACCGAAAGGACGGGATGAACGACACCACCCCGGAGCAGACTGACGAGTCCGTGAACGCTGCTTCCAACAACACCGACAGCACGTCCACCGTCAAGCCCCTGTGGGTCAGTCATGAGGAGTAAGTTACAGTGTCCGTTACCCTGTTCCCCCATCAGAAGAAAGCCATCGGCGACATGTCGAATGGCAAGATCCTGTGGGGTGATGTGGGTACCGGTAAGTCACTGACTGCAGCCGCGTACTACATCGAGAAGGAAGCGCCGAAAGACGTCTACGTCATCACCACGGCGAAGAAGAGGGACTCCCTGGACTGGGAGAAGGAGTTCATCAAGTTCGGCGTCGGAGAGGCCGCAGGGCCGCTTACGGGCCGCCTCGTGGTGGACTCCTGGAACAACATCGCCAAGTACAAGAACGTCCGGAACGCGTTCTTCATTTTCGATGAGCAGAGGCTCGTCGGGAGTGGCGCTTGGAGTAAGGCCTTTCTCCATATTGTCAAAGCGGAGAAGAAGAACACCTGGATACTCCTAAGTGCCACTCCCGGCGATACCTGGATGGACTACATCCCGGTCTTCATCGCCAACGGTTTCTACAAGAACCGTACAGAGTTCATCGACAACCACGTCGAATTCAACAGCTACACCAAGTTCCCGAAGATCGAGCGGTTCCACAACGAACACAAGCTTGAGCGACTCCGCAACGAGCTTCTCGTGCACATGCCGTTCGAACGACACACCACCAGGATCACACACAATGTGAAGGTGGAGTTCGATGCAGACACTCTGCGGTTGATCACTCACGAGCGCTGGAATCCGTACGAAGAGAGGCCTATCCGCAGCCTCGCTGAGTTCTTCTACCTCATGCGGAAAGTCGTATATTCCCACCCGTCTCGTCTCGAGGCTGTTCGGGAGCGGATGAAGCGACATCCCAGACTGGTTGTGTTCTACAACTTCGACTACGAGTTGGAGGTGCTCCGAACACTGGCCGGGGAAGTGCCCGTGGCGGAGTGGAATGGGCACAAGCATGAGGAGATCCCAGACACCGATCGATGGGTCTACCTGGTCCAGTACACGGCTGGATCGGAGGGCTGGAACTGTACGTCGACGGACGCGATGCTCTTCTACTCGCTGACGTATTCGTACAAGGCCTGGCATCAGGCTCATGGTCGAATCGACCGTCTGAACACCCCATTCGACGTACTGCACTACTACGTGCTTATGTCCGAAGCTGCTATTGATGGTGGGGTTTTGGCGGCTTTGATCAAGAAACACAGCTTTAATGAGGTCAAGTTCGCTCGGAAACTGAGGGCTGCGGCCTGAAAACCCCATGCCACTTCTGATGTCAAAAGTGGCAGAGAAGTGGCAAGGGGCCCGAGTGAATAGGGCCATCCGGGTGAGTCGGGCGCTTACGGCCGTACGTGTGAATAGCCACACTAATCGGACAGGGGCGCCCGGCTCTTGGATGGGTCGCTGCCACTTTTGTGGCTTCGGCTGCCACTTTTGATTCAAAAGTGACATCCTATTTTGTCCGTTTCGCGCAGGCATCGTTGCAGGTCAGAGGGTTTCGCTCTTCCAGTCTTGCCACTTTACCACTTTTTTTTAAAAATAATGCGCGAAAAAAAAAGTAGATACCGTGTACGCAAGTTTTAAAAACTTTTTTGAGTTTTCGCGCAAAAGTGGCAGCGCGAGGATTCGTTCCAAGATGTCCGACTCGGCTCCAAAGAACCATAGTTCGTCCAAGAAAGTGATCAGGGTGGGGTCCCATGCGAGAAGAGTGGCGAGAGATCGCTGAGTTCCCGGGTTACTACGTCAGCAACACCGGTCTAGTTCGAAACGAAGCCACCGGAAAAATGATGGCCCATCAGACCAACGGACGAGGCATATCCTACGTCGGTATATGCAAGCGTGGTATCGACGGACTCGTGGCTCAGCACAAGAGGTCGATAGCCGTCCTCGTCGCGCAAGCGTTCCTGCCTCGTCCGAACGAGGAGTTCGACACGCCGATCCATCTCGACGGCGACCGACTCAACAACAACGTGTCGAACATCCTCTGGCGTCCGAGGTGGTTCGCCATCAAGTACGGCCAGCAGTTCCAGCAATCCGGCCCAAGCTTCGGCCGACCCATCGTGCTGATCGAGACCGAGGAGGTGTACGAGACCTCCTGGCACGCAGCAACGACGCTCGGGCTGCTAGACCGGGAGATAGCGATGTCCATCATGACGCGCTGCTATGTATGGCCCATCTTCCAGCACTTCAAATTGCTGGACCGGTAACAGAGAGTAGATACCAATCCGTGATCAATACATGTGCTTTAATAGAAGGGATAGAATAAGCCTGCGGTTTTCTATGCGAAAGGAGTGAAGCGTGCTGGAGCGGGACTACCAAAAAACGCTCATCGTGAAGCTCGAGCGCATGTTCCCCGGCTGCTTCATTCTCAAGAATGACCCGGGCTACCTGCAGGGTGTACCGGACCTCCTGATCCTTCATGGAGGCCGGTGGGCCATGCTTGAAGTCAAGGCCAATGCGAAGGCGCCCAGTAGGCCGAACCAGAACTACTACGTCGAGTTGCTGAACGGCATGTCCTTCGCGGCCTTCATCCATCCCTCGAACGAACAGGAAGTGCTTGATGCTCTCAGAGCAGAGTTTCAGGTTTAACTCCCATCCGAAAGTGGAAGGCACACACGCCTTCCTGAGCCCCTCAAAGTATCACTGGCTCCGGGACGACCCTGAGAAGCTGATCGCCCGTCTGGAGAACGCCAGGGCCACTGAGAGGGGCACCAGGCTGCATGCCTGGGCTGCGGAAGCCATCACCTTCGAGCGCTACCAACCTCGAGACGGTGACTATCTCTGTCACTACATCAACGACGCCTTGGACTTGGGTCTGTTTCCGGAGAAGGAGCTCTTTTACTCCTTCAACTGCTTCGGCACCGTAGACGCGATCGGGTTCGATCCCGTGGCCATGTTCCTTCGGATTCATGACCTCAAGACCGGAACCTCCAAGGCCTCGTTCGATCAGTTGTATGTGTACGCCGCCATATTCTGTCTGGAGTACGAGTTCAGGCCGTTCGAGATCAACGGCGAGCTCCGCATCTACCAGGCCGACGGCTACCAGACAGAGACGATCGACCGGTCATACTTGGCGACGGTCTACGACAAGATCCGGCACGATGACCAGATCATCGAGGAGTACCGGGCTCAAGTGAAGCAACAGAGGATGGGAGAGTCGGCTTGAACATCGAAGCAGAAGAGCGTGATGCTCTCGTTCACTACGGCATCCGACGCAAGTCGGGCCGCTACCCCTGGGGTTCCGGTGAGACGCCTTACGAGCGTGCAGGTACCTTCCAGTCCATGGTTGCAGACCTGAAGCGACAGGAGCTCAAGGAGAAGGACATCGCGGAAGGGTTCGGTATGACTACCACCCAACTGCGTGACACCACCGCCATGGCCAAGCGAGCCCGAAAGGCCGCTGACATCGCTCGAGCCAACCAACTCAAGGAGCGAGGCCTCTCCAATGTCGCTGCAGCCAAGAAGATGGGTGTCCCTGAATCCACGTTCCGGACGCTCATCAGGCCGGGCGCCGCTGAAGAGAACAGTATCCTCGAGTCGACTGCGGACATGCTCCGCGACCAGGTTGCCAAGAAGAAGTACATCGACGTCGGCGCTGGTGTCGAGCTTCACCTGAACATCAGCAAGGAGAAGCTCAGGGCCGCTCGTAAGCTCCTCGAGGACGAGGGCTACAAGATGCACTACATCAAGGTGGAACAGCTCGGTACGGGCAAGTTCACGACCTTGAAGGTGTTGGCGGGTCCTGAAGTCCCTTGGAAAGAGGTCAACGACAATCGGGATCAGATCCAGCAGATCCTCGTCAAGTCGAAGGATGGCGGTCGCACCTACGACGGTATCCGTCCTCCGATCTCGATCGACTCCAAGAGGGTCAAAGTCCGTTACGCTGAAGAAGGCGGAACCGACGCCGACGGTGTCATCTACGTTCGTCGCGGGGTCCCCGACGTATCGCTTGGAAAGTCGAACTATGCACAGGTTCGCATCGCTGTCGATGGCACGCATTACCTCAAAGGTATGGCGATGTACAACGACGACATGCCGCCTGGCGTAGACCTCGTGTTCAACACCAACAAGAAGAACACGGGCAACAAGCTCGACGCCATGAAGGAGATGAAGCGGGACAAGAACACTGGCAAGGTGATGGAGGACGACCCGTTCGGAGCCGTCATCGATGACCAGATCTACCGCAAGAACCCTGACGGCACTGAGATGCGCGACAAGGACGGCAACAAGATCGTCGAGTCCGCGATGAACATCGTGAACAAGGAAGGTAACTGGGATGAATGGTCTAAGAGCCTGTCATCTCAGATGCTGTCCAAGCAGAAGCCGACGCTCGCCAAGGACCAACTCGACATCACGTACGAGACCAAGAAGAGCGAGTTCGACACCATCATGAGTCTCACCAACGATGCCGTAAAGGCACATCTGTTGGAGAAGTTCGCTGATTCAACAGATTCGTCGGCTGTCCATCTGAAGGCTGCACACCTTCCTCGTCAGGCGACCAAGGTCATACTGCCGATCAACTCGATGAGTCCTCGAGAGATCTACGCACCCACCCTGGACAACGGTGACCGAGTAGCGCTTGTTCGCTTCCCGCACGGAGGTCTCTTCGAGATCCCCGAACTCATTGTGAACAACCGCCACCCTCAGGCGAATAAGCTTCTCGGCAATGCTCCTGACGCAGTAGGTATCCATCACTCTGTGGCAGAGCGCTTGTCGGGTGCTGACTTCGACGGTGATACGGTTCTGGTCATTCCGAACAACCACGGAAAGGTCAAGTCCCGTCCGCCACTCGAGGGTCTCAAGGGATTCGATCCTCAGTCGGCGTACCCTGGCTACGATGGTATGCGAGTTCTGGGCGGAGGCACGTACAACGCCAAGACAAAGAAGGTCGAGTTCGCCGAAGGCGAGAAGGCCAACCCCAAAGCTAAGGGTACCGAGATGGGGAAGATCTCCAACCTCATCACCGACATGACGATTCATGGGGCCACGGACAACGAGCTTGCTCGCGCAGTCCGACATTCCATGGTCATCATCGATGCCGAGAAGCACAAGCTCAATTACAAGCAATCGGCGATCGACAACGGTATCCCTGCCTTGGTGTCGAAGTATCAGCCCAAGCCTGCTGGTCAGGCCGATGGTGGTGCTTCAACCATCATCTCTCGGGCCACTTCTCAGAAGCGGGTTCTCGATAGGGAACTTCGGAAAGCCAAGGATGGCGGTCCGATCGATCCTGAAACAGGCAAGCTTGTGTGGGTGGAAACGGGTAAGGAGTACGTCCCCGGCAAGCCTAAGATGGTCAAGACCACAAAGCTTGCTGAGACGGACGACGCTCATGACCTTGTCTCGGAGAAGCGCAAGCCCATCGAGGTGATCTACGCTGATCACTCGAACAGGTTGAAGTCCCTGGCTAACGATGCTCGCAAGGAGCTTGTCAAGACCAAGGGTATCGAGCGCTCCCCCTCTGCGGCAAAGGTGTATGCCAAGGAAGTCCAGATGCTCAAGGACAAGCTGACCCTGGCACTCATGAACGCCCCCCGTGAACGACAGGCCCAGGTCGTAGCAAACGCCATCTACAAGCGAAAGCTTGAGTCGCACCCTGAGATGGAGGAAGCCGAGCAGAAGAAGCTCAAGTCGAAGGCTCTCGCTGAGGCTCGCATGAGACTTCAGGCTGGCAAGGACAAGATCACGATCGAACCACGTGAGTGGGAAGCGATCCAGGCTGGCGCCGTCAGCAACAACGTCTTGAAGCAGATTCTCGACAACACCGATGTAGAAAAGATCAAGGAACTGGCCACGCCAAGAGAGAAGCCAGTCATGAGCGCTGCCCTCAAGAACAGGGCCATGCTGCTTCTTCGTGGTGACAAGTACACCCTTGCCGAGGTAGCCGACCAGCTCGGTGTCCCGGTGTCCACTCTCAAGGCTGGCCTGAGTGGAGGTGGCGAATGAGCGAGAACCACATGCTCACCACCATCGACAATCCTTACAACCCTTTCACCCATTGGGATGAGTGGCTCCAGTATGACCTGGAACAGGGCCACCACTCCCTTGCCCTACTAGCGCGGGTGACCAGGACGTCCGACGAACTTCCAGAAGAACTTCAGGATGCGGACATCGAAGACGCAATTCTGGAGATCATCACCGAGAACGTTTCGGGCCTCCACATCAGAGTGACCGAGAACTGGAAGCCCTTCGCGTCCGTCTCGTAGCTCTACCACTGACTGACTCGGGGCCAGCCTTTGGGTTCTCGCTTCTCGTGATTATAGGGATCACGGCGAGACTCTTGGGCAGCCCGACGGCTGGTCCCGAGTCACATTGTGAGATTCCCACCTCCTTCATTTAGAGGGGGGAGGGGGTCTCGCAAAAAGTACCCCCCGTCTGCAT